ATAAAGCAGCAATATCAGGTAAAAGCGAAAACCAACTACCCAATCCTCCTGCCACAGCAGCAACATCCATTGTGTTTTTTAAATCCATAATCTTTTAAAAATTATGAAGGCTCAGAAGGCCATTTTAAATCTTCAAAAAATTTGTCAGCAACAACATCAGAGTCCGTCAAATCTTTTGTGATGTCGCGGAGAGCTTGCCTGTAACTTTTCCATTCGTCGGACATTGTTATATCTGAACTTGCTCTCCAATCCGTGACCTCAAGCAATCGATTTCTACGCCGTCTTAGTTCTTCCCAAGCACGAATGGGTTTTTCTTTTTCGTTGGCTTCAGCCGTAGCAACACATTCATCTATCTCAGCTTCGGTAAGCGGTACGCGCTCAGAATTAACCATCTTATGAGTGAACTGTGATCGATCTACCATTTTAACTCTCCTTCAATCCGTAAAGGGTTACAGTACCCTCATCTAAGTTAGTGCCCCCGCTGCCAGCAGTGATCTCAAAGGCAGTATTATAATTTGTCGCAACTACGTGATAACTGCCATTAATGTGTGATTGATACGCTGAACCGGCAGTAGTGTTGTACGCACCTGAATACCAGTAACAAACTTCGTCCATATTATCGCCAGCTTTAGTTGTCACATGAATTGTTGCGTTAAATTTGCTTCCAGAATTGTTCCAGTTATCAACAGCTAAATGAGCAAACGCATCAGGAGCCGCACCTCTCGAAAACGTATGACCATTGCGTCCACCGCCGTGGTTGTAGCCGTAGTTTTGGTTAGTAAAAGTAGTGCCGTTATCGTTTGACCAACGCATGCCGATGTAGTCCGTACTGACAGTATGAAGGTCTCTAATCCATATCATCCAATTAGAATATGCTGTTTGATCAAAATTAACGACAAGTGAGCTTACTGAGCTTGAAATAACACTTTTGCTAATGAAGACAAGATCACTTGCGTCTATACCGGTCAACGCCGCGCCTGACATAGCAGGCAGTGCTTCTGAACTATCCAGCATTCGAGGGTCTAGTGTTCTTTGGGTCATGCGTTGGGCCTCCGAAATAGAGCAATGCTGCCACCGTTAAAAGTTGTTCCAGCAGTTTCATCTAATTTAATTGAATTGTCCGCTTGGGCAGTTTCAAGGTATCCGCCAAATATGTTCATGGTTTCAACGCCACCGTTCTGTTCAGCAATCATAATTCCCCATAGGCTTGTGAACACTGAAGAGTTTGCAAGGTCGTAAATTTCAACGTATCCGTTTCGAGGCGTAGATCCATTCATTGAATTGCCAAGAGTAATGTGCGCCTGACCAGACCCATCGTTTCCAGCGTACCCTGCGGCCGATTGTTCAAAAACTGCATACTGAGTTTGGTAATTTGCCGTCGCGTACGTTGGCGTCCCGCCTGTGCCAAACTGCATTATCATTTGTGTGTCAGCCGCGCAGGTGACATTTCGGAATTGAAGGCGGTAATCGTAATTTCCAGACAAACTTTCAAATTCAACCGAAGCCCCGCTAGCATTTGTACTACTTACAAATTCAAAACCACCACCCGAAACAGTACCCCAAGTTGGATTGGCCCCTGTTCCTTGTGTCTTTAAAAACTGGCCTGACGTGCCAGCCGGTAATCTGGCCCAAGTACTACTGTCGCGGTACAAAATGTCACCTTGTGCTTGGCTAGTAAATGAAAGCGCATCAAAGTTTACAGTCCCTGCGCCGGGAGTAGTAACTGATCCAAGATCATACAGTACTGCACTTATAACCTCTACACCACTAGCGACACTAGATGTAGTAGTAACAGTAGTCCCACTTACTGTGTAGTCAGTTCCAGCTAATTGTAGAACACCACCTATAGTAAGTAAAGTTGCATTGGTTGTACTAGGAACATCTAAAGTAAATGATGTGCCGCCGCCGGTTCCGTGGTTCTTCCAGCTTGGATTATAGGGCTGAAGATTTTTAAATAAGCCGCTCATAGCTTTGCCCTTTCAGTTGCGATTTCAGCTTCCTTGTTTTTTAGCCAATCGCTGTCAGTGCCTAAAATTGCTTCGCGGATACGTCTTTGGGTTATTTCACCCTCAAGCTGATTTATTTTTTGTTGCGGCGTAAGGTTAGGCGCAACCAGCTTTACGACCTTGCCGTCTTTGTAACTGTCACGTTGTGTGGTATCATCATCAACCTCAACCCAAACAAGAGATGGATGAACCTCAAATTCTTTTCCATCGTCTACAATGTCGCAAATTCGCGTTCCTTGGATAAGAGCTTTTTTCATTACTTAAACTCCTCGACAATTACAATGCCATCGGTGCCGTTACCGCCAGCAGCATTAGACTGATGCCTACCAGAACCGCCGCCGCCATAACCTTTACCATCCCACGCAGCAGTTTGGTATGAGCCAACGCCGCCAAACCCGTGGGTCGAAGCGCCCCCCATTCCAAGAAAATGTGCGCCTGAGTTCCATGAGGAATAATGACCCCCCTCGCCTTGGATGTTAAAATCCCCACCAGATCCTGCACCGCCAACAGCACTAACGTCAGGGTTTTCAGTCGCTTGACCGCCACCTCCTCCTGTCGCGGAACAATGAGATCCAAAAGACGATGTTCCGCCAGCCGCTCCATCAGCGGTTGTACTGTCTGCGCCACCCGCCCCTATGGTAACTGTCTCTGAACTGATACTACTAACATCAATAAATTTAACGGCTGTGCCGCCTCCAGCACCACCACCAGCTGAGACATTATTAACCTCTCCACCACCACCGCCGCCGCCACCTACGACTGTGACTTTTACTTTGGTTATGCCCGAGGGTTTGGTCCAAGTGCCAGACGAGGTAAAAACCTGCATCGACTCCATACCACCGCCAAGGGTAACAGCATCCGAAATTTTAGCGGCGGTTACAGCATCGTCTGCAATGTCAGCCGTGTTAATTTCTAAAGCGCCCTCGGTGCCGCTGAAAAGCTTGCTCATTACGTTTGCACCAGATAAGACAGCGTAGCGTCCAGTTTATTAGCAACACTGCCTTTAATTTGAAGATTGTCGCTTGTGTTTAAAACAACTTTTCCAGCTAGTACGTCTAGTGTGTCTTTTGAAGGGATTGAAAAATCTTTAACAATGTACCCATCATCACCGCTAGTGCGGTCAATATAAACTTCAACATCTACTGCTGCTGTGTGGTGATTGCAAATTGTAATTCCAATCATTGTAATTGTTTCGCCGCTCCCAGCGGTCAACGCAGTAGCGAGAGAGTTTGTTACATCGTAGCTTTTTCCTGTAAGCGTGTCTGCCATGTTAGCCTCCTAATGCCAATGCTAGTCCAACGCCTACTCCCGCTGAACCTGCTTCCCACTGTGATCCACTATATATTAAAGCTTGACCAGTAGCGGGACTTGAAATGTTTGTGTCTGTAAGACCTGCTAATGAAGTAGCGGCTGGTTCTACTAACGTCCATGCTATAGCAGTTGTATCTAAAGTTCCACCTTCGTTAGAAGTACATAGGTAAATTTTATCTGCGTTAGCCGTGCCTTCTGTAACAACAATAAGTGAGCCGGGATGCTCATCATATGTATCAAATAGATCATCTCGCGCCGGAGAAGACCCTACAACATAAATTCCGTTTTCCTCTGCATTTGATTGATTTTTTACAAGAACAAGATCGTTAGTAGCAAGTGTAACACCATCTAAAGTATCTCCGTTATTTAATGCAGTTCCAATAGTTATATTACCTGTAGTAGCAGCAGTAACAATTGTTCTTTTAGCTATACCTGCAAATAGATCATCTACATAAGTTTTATTAACAAGATGGTTAGCGTTTGAAGGGGCGGTAGCAGCCGTCACGTTAGAAGAAAAAGAACCTGTTGTAGCAGAAAGAGCGGCAGGAGTAGTTCCTCCAAGAATACCATCTACGTTTCCTGTTACTGCGCCTGTATGGGTGCCAGCAGTGTTTCCAGTTACGTTGCCGGTAATATTTCCTACAAACCCTGTATTTGCTGTAATAGTTGTGCCTGTAACAGCCGCTGGAGTGTTACCTCCTAAAATACCATCTACATTAGTTGTAGTTAACGTAGTTATCGTTTGAGACGTAGCAGTACCGCCTACAGCACCGTTAATTGTAGGTGCGGTTAGTGTTTTATTTGTAAGAGTAGTAGTACCGGAGTCTACATAAGCTTTAATAGATTGCTGAGTAGCTAAAGCAGTAGCAGAATTTGAAGCCATGTTGTCTTCATCTTTTACCGCTGTTCCAGACACACTGTTATTTATAATAGGGTTAATAAGTGTTTGCCCGGTGGTAGTTCCGCTAGTCGTATCCATTTTAGAGTTAATAGCGGTTTGAATAGCTAAGACTTCAGTGTTAAAATCTGCACCACTAATGATCTTTTCAGGATCAGAACTAGAAAGCCCGTCTTTGCCTGACCAAGTTACTTGTGGTGTGTAGTTACTCATGCTTTAAACTCCCGTTAGGATTTGCGTTTTTTCTTTTTTGGAAAATTAGCTTTCATGTTTGCGTAAGCTTTTGCTGATATTGTGCTTTTTGCTTTTGAACGAGAAGTGCCAGCTTTTCGTCTTTTATTAATATTGTGGTAAAGGCCTTTTTGAGCCATTTTAAGCCCCTCTTAACTCTTGTTTCCAACGAACAAGATTACGCTTTTTACTTTTTTTAGAGTATTCTTTTTTCTTTTTAGGTTTAACAGTTTTACCTGCAACTCGCATTTTAATAGGTTTCATTATACACTAGCCCTTACGCCATTTCCTAAGACTTCATGCTCATTAGCCCACCTGTCCTGAGGAAGCGTCAAAATTAATGATGGTTTAGATAAAGAGTGCTTTGATTTATGCCCACAAACAAGACACTTTGTCGCAGATTTTCTATCAGAAATTTTTCTAAATTCTACTTGAGTGTGGGAACAATTATCACAAGTATAATTATAATTAGGCATTAAATAACTCCGTAGAAGTATGGGGTCCCTAGAATTTCTAAGGACCCCTATACTACTTAGGTGGCGGGTACAACGAAGGAAATAGCGGCATCATTCCGCAATTCGCCTACGCCATACAACGTATCAGCAGTAAACAAGTCACCAAGGTATTCTTGTTTATACTGGGTTTGTGAACGAACACCAAGCTGCGTGATAAGAGCCAACGCATCTTTGTGAGTCATTACACCAACGCGCTGCGCTCCGCTGTTAAGGCTGGGGCAGTTGGTTGAGACATAGACATCCATGCCATAAATGCTGCCGATTTTTCCAGTCTTAATAGCTTCACCATTGCCGATGTACTGTTGCTCAGTAAACCTGTTAATAGCCAACATGTCGTTAAAGGCTACCGGAGGAATAACAATGCAACGGCTGTCCATTGGCACATCAGCATTATCCAACGTCAGGATCATCTTACGAATACCTGCATCAGTAATGTCTGTAGCGTTTGAGGAGTTACCGGTGTACAATGTCGTGCCGTTTCCTCCAATGACAGCTTTTTCCCACAAAGAGGAACCTGAGCCACCTACAACACCGCCTTGCACTCCTTCAAAGAGAGCAAAAATATCGTTGTCAACTTGAGTTGCCAAAGCATAACCAGCATCGTCCGTATAGAAACGACGGAGGCTGGAAAGTGCTTGGGTTTCAACAATGTCTTCAATAACTACGGAATATTCGTAGTGCTTGTTGATGCTCAAGTTAACCGTGTTGTGGGTATCGCCTTGCAGCGTAACTTGCGTGTTAGCCGCTTTAGCGTTAGCTGACCCACGGACAGGGGCTGGGATGTGAATCGTGTCGCCCTTTTTGCCATTGTGGTTAATGTTTGTGACGATGTTACCAAGAACAAGATTTTTCTTGTATCCAGCGATAACTTCGTCGGACCACAACTCAGGAATAAAATTCGCTGCCGTTGTGACCGTTTGCTGGTTTGTACCTAAAGCCATGATTAGCTCCTTTTTTCTTTATAGGTTTTTATTTAACCCTCCCGTCTGCGTAAGCCTGAAGAATTTCATCTTGCAAACTATCGTAGCGTTGAGGATCGTTAGTACGAAGTCTGATTAGATCAGCTCTACGGTAGATTTTCTTACCGGCTGTGGATTCTGAAGAAGTCCTAGATACGCCTTGCCCTGCTTTTAATGCTTGGTCTCTTTTTGTTTGTTTAACTGTTTCTGCTTCGCTAGTATTGTTTATCAACGATCTTTCTTTCCAGTTTCCTATAAGCTCTCTCGCTGAATCAATATCGTAGTTATGAGCATTAACATATAATTGTGTGCGTACCGGGCTTGCTTGAACCCACTCCTGAAACTTTTGGTCTTGAACAACCTCAAGATAATCAGGATGTTCAGATTTAAGTTGTTGAGTTGTAGCGGCAGCGGCTTGAACTGCTTGCTGCTCTTCAAACTGACGGAACTTTGGATGATTTTCGATGGCTTGACTAACAGCTTTGTTAGGGTCCTCAAAAAAATCTAGGTCATCCTCTTCCTGAACTTCTGTTCCGTTTTGACTAGTGGTAAGTTGTTGCTGTAAAATACCATCAGTTAATTGCCTAAGTTCGCCTATTTCCTGCCCTTTCCTACCCAACTCTTTTTCCAGATTTTCATAGGAAGAAATAATATCTTCCATTGATTTGCCTTTAAATTTATCGGGTACTTCAGATGCTTGTTCTTGAGGTTGTTCCTGTGGAGCCTCTTCTTTAATGTCAGAAAATTGAGCGGCTTGCTCAGGGGTTTCTGGGGTTTCTTCAACAACTACACTATCCATATTACTAATCCTCCGTCTATAAAGATTATGGAGTTAAACTTGTTGGAGTTAGGTTTTAATCTAATTGATCCAACGCTAATTTGGTAGTTTCTTCTAAATTAATTATCATATTTAGAATATCTACCTGCCCTTTTCTTAAATAAAGGGTCTTCTCGTCGTCTATTGTTTGAATATTTTCTAGTGATTGAGCCATTGAGGTTAACTCTTCTTTAAAGAGGTCCCAAGCTTCGCTAGAAAATAATTCTAGACGTTTCTCTAAAATTTCGTTGTCTGTCAATTTAGTTGCTCTTTACGTGCTTTTGCTAAATTGAGTATTGTTTCAGACTGAAGATGCTCTACTTCGGGCATGTTTCTCATGGTTTCTGATTGAATGTTTTGTATCTCTGTCTTCATCTTTTCAATCTTAGCCATCTTTTCAGTCAACTGCATTTGCTTTTCTACAAACGCTTCTTCAGACTGAGTGCCTTGTATTTCTGATTGTATCTTAGCTGCCTGAGCCAGTTCTTTAGTGGCTCCTGCTTTCATTTCTTCAATTTCAACTTGCAGTTTCATAAGCTGCATTTGTTGCGCGGCTTGCTGTAGCTGCTGTGCCTGTGGGTCAGGCTGCATCATTTGGGCTATAGCTGCCTTCATATCGTCTCTGTTTGCCAAAGAACTGTTTTCAAAAATGCCCATAAGAAGCATAGCAAACGGCATAGAACCTTGTTGGGTTAGAGACAACAACTGGATCATTTGAGTCATCTCTAGTTCTTTTGCCATTATGCCCATTGTAGAGTATGCTACAAACTCATAATCTCCAGCAGGATAACGCTCTGGGGCAAATTGTATATATCTCCAGCATGACTTTTTTATCAAAGGAATTAAAAAGTTTTCCTGAAAATTCATTATTGTTCGTTTTTGACGTTTAATAGAGGCTGCTTGAAGCATAGACATGCCAGAAGCTGTGTTGTTTCGGGGGTTAGAGAAGTTACTGGTAGCTGTATCCATTGCTCCAGTGCCCATCTGAACCATACGTTCTAGTTCACTAGCTTCTGTAAACGTAGAATTAGCTACCTGACCAAAGTTTAGGGGGTACAAAGTAGTACGAGGATCACCGTTTGTAAGAATAGTCTTACCGGCTTTGACCTCAAACTTGACGCCCCTTGGGAGCCTTGTTGCATCAACCCCCATCATAGGATGGGTTGTAAGAGCTAGAGCATCTATTCTTGCACGTAACTCAGCATCAAGAGCCTTTTGCGGATTGTAGCCTTTTTCGGCTATTCCTCTGCCCCAAAACTTGTTAGGTACACGATCCATCTGAAACGACACAAAAGGCCTGTCTTCCATTAGGAAAGGATTTTCTGCTGCTTTTAAAACTGTGTAATCATTTGCAATAATTACGACAGCCTCTACTAGTTCATCTTCGTCGTAGTCAAAATCATCGCCCATCATACCCATTTCGGTATTATTGGCTTCTAAGTATTTTTTAGGAACTCTACCCCAATACTCTGTAATTTTAACCTTGTCGTCGTCACTAGCATTAAACCCGTCTTCTTCTTCAAACCCTAAATCTGCTTTATCATAGCTTCCTACAGGCTTGTCCTCATAAATACCGTTTTTTATGCCCTCTATAATTTCATATTTAGGTTTAACTACTACCTGAGCAACTCCTAAAGCTTCATCTATTGAAGTTGCGGCAGGATCAATAGCAAACTCTTTAGGTGTTAACGAATCAATCCTAACTGTTGTTTTGTCCTCTTCGTAGACTACTGTGTCTGTAGTTAAAGTGTCTGGAATAGGAGATTCCTGAGGCTTTTTTACTTTTTCCTCGTCTACGTTTATTTTAGCAATACCTGTACCGTAAATAGCAGCATTTAACAGACACTCTACAATAGCGTCTTTTACTTTTGCTCTCTGAAGGTCTTCTTGGAGGTTCATACGGATTACTTTAACGTCCGTAGGGTCTTGATCCCCTATATTGTCGCGCAGATCAAACCACTTTTCTTGTCCAAAAATAGCTTCTTCTAGCTCCGCTACAGTTGCTTCAATTGCCTGTTGTGTCGCTGGAGCAATCAATTTAGAGTTTTCAGAGGAGCGTGTTTTGTCCTCATGGGACCAAATACCCCTCCAAATCCTGTAATATTCGTCCCACTTAGACAAATAGGTAGTGTTCCTGTGATCCTCCCACATTTCCACTTTACTGCACACCCATGAGCTTAAAGCGGCTTGAGGGTCATTATATGCGATACTTTTAGTATCCAGAGACATTATCAGTTGGTTCCCATTCTTCTAAGTCTATAGACTGTGCAAAATCTGCTACAGAAACTTGATCTATGTACGCCAGAGAATCCAGCAAGTCATCGTGAGATAAAGGGCTTGGAAAGTCTAACATTTGTCCTACAAAATCTTTATTCCAATGAGCTTTTCGCAGTTTTATCTTTCCGTGTTCTAAACGTCCCTGCAAAGCCCAGACTATTCT